GTGCAACCCGTGGGCAGGCGGTGGCTATGGCGCTTGTTTTTGGTCTCTAAAATTTCAGGAGTTATAAATGGCAAATCCTAATATCGCAGGTAGCGCAACTACCATATACGGCAACACAACGTATTACAACCCAAGTGGCACAACCGCAGTTGTATTGCTGACTAACGCAGCAAGTAGCAATTCTGTAGCCAAGATCAATCAGATCGTGGCAGCTAATGTCACAAGTTCTGCGGCTACGGTAACAGTAAGCATCTACACAAACGGCGCAGTAGCTCAAGGTTCTGCTCCATCAAGCGGTACGGCTTACCCAATTGCTTATCAAATCTCTGTTCCTCCTAATGCATCATTGGTTGTTGTTGATAAGACATCAGCTTTGTATTTGATGGAGAACTCATGTATCTCTGTTACATCAGGTACAAGTTCGGCAATTAACTATTCGATCAGCTACGAATTGATCTCTTAAGGACTGACCATGAGTTTGACTCATATCGGTGGCGTTATCTCTTCCCAATACAATGGGCTGAACTATCCTGTAACAACGGTAGAGTATCTTGTTGTTGCTGGGGGTGGTGCTGGAGGAGGTGGAGTTTATAACGGTACTTGTGGGGGTGGGGGTGGAGCGGGTGGCTTACTTCAAGCTACTGGTTATTCAATCACCCTTGGTTCTTCAATAACTGTAACTATTGGTGCAGGAGGTTCTGGTAGTTCAGCGGCTAGTGGTGGTAATGGTGCTAATTCAGTTTTTGGCTCAATAACGGCGACTGGTGGCGGTGGGGGTGGTGCATACAACTTAACTGGTGCTAGTGGTGGTTCTGGCGGTGGTGGTGGACAAGGTGCGGCACTAACTCAAGCTGGTGGCTCTGAAACCTCTGGACAAGGAAATGCTGGTGGATATGGAAATGTATTTACCAACACATCAGCAGATGCAGGTGGTGGTGGTGGTGGAGCAGGTAGCGCAGGTATAAACTCAACTGGGAATGCGGCCTCTGTTGGTGGAGCGGGTGTTGTTTCTTCAATTACTGGTACGCCAATTCAGTATGCTGGTGGGGGCGCTGGTGGTAATGTTCCAATTTCAAATTTAGCTGGCGGTGCGGCAGGCCCAACTTCTTATGCAAATGGAAACACGGGTCTTGCTAACACAGGTAGTGGTGGAAGTGGTTCTAAATCAAGTAATACTGTTAACCCAAGTAACACTTCAGGTGGCACAGGTGGTTCAGGCATCGTAATCATCAGATACCCATCCTATCTATCCCAAGCAACAAGTACAACAGGCTCACCTACTTATTACCAAGCAGGAGGATATAACGTCTATATCTTCTATGCTTCAGGGAGTATCACATTTTGAAACGTGAAGTTTTTTCTGTGTATGTAATAACAAATTTATCCAATGGGATGAAGTATGTTGGCATGTCTAAAAACTTACAACAAAGATGGAATAACCATAAAAATGCCAATTACAACACTTCAAAACTACATTGTGCAATTCGAGAAGAAGGCATAGATAATTTTGAAATGCTACATTTAGCAGATGCTTTCACACGCAAAGATGCAGAGTTATTGGAACAAACATTTATTACTGAAAACAAATCAAGATACCCAAATGGTTACAATCAAACAGATGGTGGATGGGGTACTTTGGGACGTAAATTAACTGTTAAACAATTGGATCGAATGAAGCATCGCAATCCAATGCAACAAGAACACATAAAGAAAAGAGCATCAGAGCGTTTAAAAGGCGTACCAAATCCATTGCAAAGTGGTGAAAAATGTTATTTTTATGGTGTACGTGGTTTAAAAAATCCAAATACAAAATATCAAGTTATTGCTACAAATATAGAAACAAAAGAGCAACGCATATTGTGCGGCATGAAAGAGATATATGATGCTGGATTTGAATATTACACCGTATTGAGGCGAATCAAAAAACAAGGTATTGTTCAGATACATAACAACCACACATTTGAATTGGTAACATCATAATGGCAACAGGAATATTCAAACTTAGAGATCAGTTACTTGGGCTTGTGCAGAAGGCTTGGACAGGCTCACAAACAACCCCCGCAGTTGAATACCTTGTTGTAGCAGGTGGAGGTGCGGGTAACTATACTGGTGGTGGTGGTGCTGGTGGTTTATTGCAAGGTGTTGTTCCTGTAACCAACGGCACATCTTATACAGTAACTGTTGGTGCAGGTGGTACTGGTGTAGCAGGTAATGCAGGTCAAGGCACTGCTGGATCAAATTCTGTATTTTCTAGCATTACTGCAATTGGCGGTGGTTTAGGTGTTTTAAATTACAATTCTCCAAGTTCTACAAATAATGGTGGTTCTGGTGGTGGAGGCCCCGGGATTAACAACGCAAGCACTACAAATGTTGCAAATCCCGCAGGTAGTGGAGTATCAGGTCAAGGCAATGCAGGTGGTATTGGGTATTACAATGGCTCAGCGCTATATGGTGGTGGAGGTGGTGGCGCAGGTACTGTAGGCTTATCTGCTGTTAATGGTAGTTCTGCTGGTAATGGTGGAGCAGGTATTGCATCTTCTATCTCTGGGACGGTTACTGCCTATGCAGGTGGTGGAGGTGGAGGGCTTGCCTTATCTACTGCTACTGCTTCTACTGGAGGTGTAGGTGGCGGTGGAGCAGGTGCTACAGGCTCAGGAAATGGAACATCTGGAACAGCTAACACAGGCGGTGGTGGCGGGTCAAGTGCATACAACGGTTCTTTTGGAACATCAGGCTCAGGCGGTTCAGGCATCGCCATCATTTCATACCCAGACACCTATAACGCACCTACAACATTAACAGGAACATATACTGCTTCTACAAGTGGTAGTGGTAGTATGTACATGAACGGCAGTTCAGGCGCTGGCGGTGGCCCGTATCTGTCATACCCCAACAGTTCCACAATGCAGTTTGGTTCTGGAAATTTTACTATTGAGGCGTGGTGTTATTTTACTGTTGTACAAGAATCCACCATTATTGCAAGATACCCATTTGACAATACAAACAATGAATGGAACTTACAGACTGGCAGTGGATTAAATCCGTTTTTTAGTTATTCAGTAGCAGGATTAAATACTGGAATATCAGTTGTTTCAGGTAGCGCATTATCAATAAACACTTGGTATCATATTGCTGTAGTAAAAAATGGAACTGGAGTTACGCTATATATAAATGGAACAAGTGTTTCAACAGGAACAATTGCTGGAAGTATTTATTCTGGAACAACTACATCAACAGTTGGTTGTTATGCTCAATCTGCGTACCCAAATGGTTACGGTGTACCAAATGGATACTTGTCTAATGTTCGTGTTGTCAAAGGCGTGGCAGTATACACAAGCAATTTCACCCCAAGCACGACACCGCTGACCGCAATATCAGGAACAAGTTTTTTGCTTAATACGGTGTCAGGTTCTTATACAACGGACAGTTCAGCAAACTCATTTACGCCGTCTGCTCCGGGGTCATTTGGCAAACCAGCATGGAACCAACTATCCCCATTTGCAACAGGACTAGGATACAAGAATCGTGTGTACACTTGGACTGCAAGTGGTACTGTAACTTTTTAAAGGATAAACAATGTCTCAGTCGCTACTCGGCGGTTACATCTCAGCAACATTTAATCCCTTGACTAGCGGAGTTACAAGCACGGTTGAATACTTGGTTGTGGCTGGTGGGGGTGGTGGTGGCGGAGGTGGTGGTGGTGGCGGAGCAGGGGGATTATTAACTTCTACTGGATACACAATAACTCCTGGTTCTCCTATTACGGTTACCGTAGGTGCTGGTGGTGCTGGTGGTGCTACTAGTACTACCTCTGGAACAGTTGGTGTGAATAGTGTTTTTGGCAGTATTACTGCAAGCGGTGGAGGATACGGTGCTGGATATGCAACTGCTGGTGGTGGAAATGGTGGTTCTGGAGGTGGTGGAACATCAAATGCAGGTGGAACTAATGCCGCAGGAACAGGTACATCAGGTCAGGGATTCGCAGGTGGTTTAGGTGGCGTTTTAGTTGGCTATAACGTAAGTGGCGGAGGCGGTGGTTCTGGTTCAGTTGGAGGAGCAGGAAACGGTACAACTGGAGCTGGAGGTAATGCAGGAACAGGAACAGTTTCATCAATAACAGGTAGCCCTGTCCAATATGCAGGTGGTGGTGGAGGTGGTGGCAATACTGGAGTGGCTACTATTGGTTATGGTTCTGCTGGTGGTGGAAACGGTGGTGGCTACAACGCTGGCGCAAATTCACCTCCTAGCACGAACGGTACAGCTAATACAGGTGGAGGTGGGGGCGGTGGATGTGTCAGTTATGCTGGTAGTACAGGTGGTTCAGGCATAGTCATTATCCGTTACCCTGCTAACTGCGCCCCTCCTGCATCAACAACAAATCTACAGCAAGTTTTGTACAATAACGGGTTTCAAATTTACGTCTGGACATCTTCAGGCACAATCACTTTTTAAGGAGTAAACATGGCACATTTTGCACACATCACAAACGGAATCGTAGACAATGTAATTGTTATCGATGCAGAAACATTAGCACTTGGTCATTGGGGTGATCCATCCGAGTGGGTACAAACTTCCTACAATACCCAAGGCGGTCAACATCCTGAAGGCAGACCATTGCACAAGAACTACGCAGGGATAGGTTATACATGGGACGGAACAGGCTTTGCCCCACCGCAACCTTTTGCTTCATGGACAAAGAACGCAGATACATATTTGTGGGAGGCCCCTACACCTATGCCTGTAGTCGAAGGCAAAATGTTTTCATGGCACGAAGAAACAACCTCTTGGGTTGAAGTAACTACACAGGCATAAATCATGGCTCAACTAAGCGGAATGTGGACTCTAAGTCAAGTAAGCCAAGCGGTAAAAGCTGGGCAGTGGATAGGCTTTCCGCAAACAGTTGAGTATCTGATAGTTGCAGGCGGTGGATCAGGAGGCTTTGCCGATGGTGCAGGTGGTGGTGCTGGTGGTCTTATCTCAGGGCAAACATCTATTACACAAGGATCAACTTGTTATGTAACAGTTGGCGCTGGTGGAACTGTTTCTGGTAGTTATGGTGCGGCTGGTAATAATGGGTCAAATTCAGTTTTGATTGCAACTTCTTCTGGCGCTACTACAGGAAACTTTGTTGCCACAGGTGGAGGTGGTGGTGCTGGTTATACAAACCCATCTAAATCTGGTGGTTCTGGTGGTGGTGGAGCGGCATCTGCCACAGCAGGTAATTTACCGGGATCAAATGGTACAAGCGGTCAAGGGAACGCTGGTGGAAATGGTCAACAGTCACCAATTAATGCTTCTGGCGGAGGTGGCGGTGCTGGTACTGTTGGTTTAAATTGTGTAAGCGGAAATATTGGAGGAAATGGAGGAGCAGGTATTGCATCTTCTATTTCTGGATCAGTTGTAGTGTATGCAGGTGGTGGAGCAGGTTCTGGAGCGGCTAGTGGAGGAATTGGTGGAGTTGGAGGAGGTGGAAATGGAGGTTATGGCGCATCTGGGGTTTCTACAGGAGGCGCTGTAAATACAGGTTCTGGTGGTGGTGGAGATTGGAATGGTGTAAGTACTGCGGGCGCAGGCGGCTCTGGAATAGTCATCATACGTTATCAAGGTAACCAACAATGGTTTACAGGTGGCATCGTTACTGCCAATAATGGATATGTTGCTCATATTTTTCTTTCTTCAGGTTCTCTAACTCCAGCAACACCAACACTTGTCAATGTTGCAATATTCTATTCATCAGGCTCATGGACAGCACCCGCAGGAGCAACCCAAGTTCAATACCTAGTTGTTGGCGGAGGTGGCGGAGGTAGTGCAGGTGGTGGGGCTGGTGGCGCTGGTGGCTTCCGTACAGCTACAGGACTTTCAGTAACGGCTGGTACTACTTACGTTGTAACAGTAGGTGGTGGCGGTGCAGGAACAGCAACAACAGGTAATGGAACAGCAGGTTCAGATTCTATATTTTCTTCAATAACTTCTGCTGGTGGTGGCTACGGTGGTGGAACTGGAGTCAACGGTGGAAACGGTGGATCTGGAGGTGGTGTAAGCGTTCAGGGGGCTACTAATTATTCTGGTGGTACAGCTACCCCATCGGGACAAGGCAATAATGGAGGATCTCAAACAACTGGTGGTTCTACTTCACCCTACGGTTGTTCGGGTGGTGGTGGTGCAGGTGCTGTTGGTGGAGCAGGTATAGCAGGAACATCTGGTGCTGGAGGAGCAGGCACAGCATCAACCATAACTGGCACTAGTATTACTTTTGCGGGCGGTGGTGGAGGTGGTGGCACTTATCAAGGAACTGCGGCAGGAGCTGGGGGTGCTGGTGGCGGTGGAGCGGGTGGTACTGGGGGAACATCAGCGGCAGACGGGGTTTCAGGAACACCCAACACGGGAGGGGGCGCAGGTGGTGCTTGTACTACTGGATCGGCTGGTTCTCCTGCTAAAGGTGGTTCAGGTATCGTAATTATCAAGTGGAGTTAATGTGGATCCAATTACCATCTTTGCGGCTTGTAAGGCGGCACACGCAGGAATCAAAGAATGCGTAGAACTCTACAACGAGTTCAAGCAAGATGGTAAAGATCTATCAGGAATAGTCACCGACATCAGTCAGCATTTGGGTAAGTTCTTCACGCACAACGAGGAGTTCAAAGTTGCTGAGAAGGAAGCCCAAAAGGTTCCTTTACCCAAAAATATATCCATCAACGAAGAGGCAATGAACAGAGTTCTTCGCCAAGAGCAGATGACTCAGATGGAAACTGAATTGCGTGAAATGATTATTTATCAGGTTGGAATGCCCGGTCTTTGGTCAAAATTCACAGAAATGCGTGAGATTGTGCGTAAAGAGCGAGAAAAAGTCGAGCGTGAGCAAAAAAAGCTGTGGCAGAAGCTACGTACAAACGTAGACTTCTTATTCAAAAATACCAAGTTCAAGCCACAATATACGCTGCAATTTTGATTCTTGTGCTTGAGTTTGTTGGGCTGATGTACTACGTTCACAACGAGTATCAGAAGTCTAAGTATCATTTGGGGAAATAAATGGATTGGTTAAAGTCAATAGCACCCACGATAGCCACAGCTCTTGGCGGCCCACTTGCGGGCATGGCGATTGAGGCTGTATCCAAAGCCATAGGGGTTGACCCTAGTGAAGTCCAAAACACCATCAATTCAGGCAAGTTATCTGCTGACCAAATAGCCTCAATCCAAACCGCAGAGTTAGCATTGAAAGCCAGAGCGCAGGAGATGGGTCTTGACTTTGAGAAGTTGGCAGTAGCCGACCGTGCAAGCGCCCGTCAGATGCAGATGACCACAGGTAGCTTTATACCTCCAGCGTTGTCCGTTATGATTGTGTTGGCTTGGGCGGCAGTGCAGTTCTTCCTTCTGACCCATGTGATTGAGCCGACCATGCGTGAGTTGATTGCCCGTGTACTGGGTACGCTAGACGGTGCATTGATGCTTGTTCTATCTTTTTATTTTGGCTCATCTTCAGGTTCCCAAGCCAAAGATACTATGCTCCATCAATCGAGTCCAACAAAATGACCATACTCACCAAAAACTTCACTCTTGAAGAGCTTACACATACCGATCACAGGGAGTTTTCAAATGAACCCAACGAATCTGAAAGAGCAAATCTTGTCCGCCTTGCAGTCTTTTTGGAGCAAGTTAAAGAGCTATTGGGTGGCAAGCCGATCATGGTTAATTCAGCGTTTCGGTCAAAAGCCGTAAATGATGCAGTCGGGTCAAAAGACTCGTCTCAACATAGGGTTGGCTGTGCGGCTGACCTGCGTGTTCCCGGAATGACACCAAACGAGGTAGTCCAAGCCATCATTGCTAGTGACTTAGGTTTCGATCAAGTCATTCGTGAGTTCGACCGCTGGACGCATATATCAGTGCCAAACCACCCAGACGATAAACCTAGACGGCAAGCGCTTATCATTGATAAAATGGGCACAAGACCATACGCATAGGTAAATCATGCCACTACAAAAAGTCGTTTTTAAACCCGGAGTTAACAGAGAGAACACTCGATATACGAACGAGGGTGGCTGGTATGAGTCTCAGAATGTTCGTTTCCGTCAAGGCACGCCTGAAAAGATTGGTGGTTGGACGCAGTACACCACGTTTACATTTGTGGGTGTTTGCCGACTGCTTTGGAACTGGATCACGGTCAACAACATTAACTATCTGGCAGTAGGCACAAACTTAAAGTTTTACCTGACCTTTGGTACACAGTACTACGACATCACGCCTATACGCTCTTCAGTCAACCTGCCCAATAACCCTATTGCCACAAACTCTGCTACCAATGCTGGCGGGAAGACAACCGTTACTGTTACAACAACTCTGGCCAATGGCGCTTTGCTTGGGGACTTTGTAACCATAGCGGGAGCAACGGCTGTTGCTGGGGTAACGGTCAGCGGTGAATACCAGATTGTTTCTGTCCCAACATCAACAACATTTACCATATCCGTAACGGGTACTGCAACGGGCACTACTACAACAGGCGGCGGTGCATCAGCTACGGCGGCCTTCCAAGTCAATACAGGCGCAGCATATCAAATTCCATACTATGGTTGGGGTGCTGGGTACTGGAGTCAAGGAACTTGGGGTAATGGTGGTACATCCGCTACCAACATCCAGTTGTGGAACGCTTATAACTTTGGCGAAAACTTACTTTTTGGCCCGCGTGGTGGAGCCGTTTACTATTGGAAAGCTTCTGGTGGCGTGTCTACTCCCGGTGTTTTGCTGTCCAGTTTAGGTGGCGCTGTCACGTTTACTAATGCGTCTCCTACAGTTGTGACGTTCACCATTCCTTTGACTGAAGGCACAGCCGTTCAATTTGCCACCACAAGCTCAATGCCTTCTGGCGTAACAGCAGGACTTACATACTATCTGTACAACGTACAAGGCTTAACGGCTAATATCTTGAATAGCGCAGGTGCAATAGTCAACACATCTTCTACGGGTTCAGGATGTTCTATATCCAATCTTGTGGATGTGCCTTTGTTCCAGAACTACATCATTGTGTCAGATGCTTCTAGGTTTGCCCTTGTGTTTGGAACAAACGATTATGGCTCTTCGACAATTGATCCTATGTTGATACGTTGGTCAGATCAAGAAAACCCTTATGAGTGGACACCCGACGCCACAAACCAAGCGGGCAGTATCCGGCTGTCTCACGGCTCACAGATTCAATCAGCCATCCAAACTCGTCAAGAAATTGTAGTTCTAACAGATCAAGCGGTCTATTCATTCCAATATGTGGGCGCCCCTTATTACTGGAAAACGCAGCTTCTTGGCGACAACATCTCCGTGATTGGTCAAAACTCAGTTGCTCTTGCATCCAGCGTGGTCTATTGGATGGGCAAAGACAAGTTCTATATGTACGATGGTCGTGTACAAACGCTTAATTGTGATCTTCGTAAGTTTGTATTTCAAAACATCAACCAGACCCAGAACCAACAGGTTTTTGCCAGCACCAGTGAAGCCTACAATGAGGTATGGTGGTTCTACGTTTCTGGAACAGGCACTACAGTTAATGCTTATGTAGTCTATAACTACATTGAAAAGCTCTGGTATTACGGCAGTATGGCTCGTACTGCATGGCTAGACTCAGGACTATTACCCAACCCAGTTGCGGCTACGTACACTGGTTATGTTCTTAATCAAGAAACAGGTGTTGACGATGTTTCAACAGGCACTGCGGTATCTATTCCAGCTTATATTTCTTCTTCAGAGTTTGATATTGGGGATGGGCATAATTTTGCTTTCGTGTGGAGAATACTTCCTGACTTGACTTTTGAGGGGTCTACAGATGGTACAACTCCTGAAGGCACAATGACGCTGTATCCCATGTACAACTCAGGTTCTGGCACAAACAATCCTCGGGCAAACGGCGTACAAAGCATTAACTTAAGCGCCAATCCAGCGACATTTACAGGCGAAGTCTACACACGGGTGCGTGGTCGCCAGCTCATTATCAAGATGGAGTCTAACAAGGTGGGTACAACTTGGCAGTTGGGAGCCCCGAGGCTAGATATCCGTCCTGACGGCAGACGCTAATGGCACAACAACCGATCATCAACCCGCCAGTACCAAACTTGCCTTTGGGCCCACAAGAGTACGACCGTCGGTTTCAAGATCAGTTAAA